AGATTGTATTTGATGTAAGTAATGCAAATGCAGGTGTTTGTAGAACTTATGGATTGAGAGTAGATTAATGGGATTAATTCAAATAAGTACAACAACAGTAACATCAGCAACTTCTACAATCGCAGTTAATGGAATTAATGATGATTCAGTTTATATGTTAACTTGTAGAGATTTAATTGGGGACTCTCAAAATCCAACACCATTATTAAGAGTTAATAAAAGTAGTTCTGCACAATCCGATAATGAATACGACTATGGTATGTATGGTTTAAGCTCACTTTCATTCACGACTAGAGCCACTACAAATGCTGATGATGTAGTTTTTATAGACAACATTGATGACTATGGGGGAAATGCAATAATATATTTATATAATTTTAATTCAGCTTCAGAATATTCTTTTGGAACTGTTGAAAGTGTTGCAAATGTTAGTAATCAAGAAGCAGGATATGTCGGTGGATTTACACACACAGTTGCTAGTGCAAGTAATGGTGTAACAATACATTTAAACACAGGTGGAAACTACACAAGTGGAACTTTGACTTTATATAAGGTGGTGTAATTATGAGTGAATATGGATATATACCTGAAAGCCCTGCTCAAAGTTTTGGGAATAATAAAGGTATCTTCACGCCGAATGATATTTACGATTTAACAAGAGCAGATAAATATACACAGTATGGACAATTAGAGTTAATACAAACTCAAACTGTTGATGATAGTGATTTTTCTGAAAGTATTTTATATGTAGATTTCACAAACTTAGGAGATTATGATGTTCATTTTTTAACTTATTCTAATTTTTTCACACAGGGTTATGGATATCCTAGTGTAAGGTTTTCTAATAATGGTGGTAGCTCTTTTCATACAAGTAGCTATCAATATGCTTATTGGAATACTGCTGAAACTACAGTTAATGAGGGTAGAAGTACATCAGCAGATACTATTCGACTAGGTGCTAATCAATATCAAAATATGAATGGTTATATATATTTCTATAATCTTTTAGATAGTAATAAATATAGTTATACTTCAAATCAAAGTTCTAATGTCGGTGGTAATAATGTTTCAAAAGATGTTTCATTTGGTAGTGGTGTTTATCCAACTGCTGAAGTTCACAATGCAATAAGATTTAGAATGAATAATGCTAACTATATAGGCACATTAACTGCAAGTCTATATGGCATAAAGGAATACTCATAATGGCTACTAATTTACAATTTATAAAATCAGCTAGTGGATATGGGGTAACTACTTTATCTGTTACTGATTGTTTTAGTTCTAATTATGATGTTTATTTTCTTCAAGTAGCAAATGCAGATTTTGCTTCAAACGCATATGTTTGGACAAGGTTTTTAGATAGTGGTGGAAGTCTTATAAATGCTAGTGAATATGAATATGCTACTTTAGATATGTATGCTAATACTACATTTGCAGAATTAAAAGGAACAGGGCAAACAAGCATTCCAAACATTGCATTATCACAATCAGGTACTGCTGATTTTGGTGGCATATCAATGTATATATATAATCCTTATGACAGTTCTAGTTATACTTTTGTTATTGCTCAATCAAGTACATTTTCAACTAATGGTAGAGGAAGTAAATTAATAGGTGTTCATAAGTCAGCAGAACAGTTATCAGGAATACAATTAAACAGAAGTGCAGGAGATGCTTTTGATATGAAAATCAATATGTATGGGGTTAAATAATGTCAGGTAGTTTAGTTTTAATTGAAGAAGTAGTTATATCATCATCAACAGCAAGTGTTATTTTAAATCCTATTGATAGTACTTATGATGTTTATATGATTACTGTAAATAATGTTGTACCAATAACAGATGGTGCAACACCAATGTTTAGAGTAACTAAAAGTGGTACAGCACAAACAGATAGTACTTATGATTATGCAGTTAAACAATTAAGAACAGATACTACTTTTGGAAATAATAATGAAGATAATATTGATAGTTGGAAATCAAACGATATAGGAACAAATACAGGAGAAGTATTAAATATGATTTTGTATTGTTTTAATTTTCAAAATGCTAATGAGTACTCTTTTATCACACAAGAAATAAGCCAAATAAGTTCTAGTGGTTTATTTAGAGGTAGGCAAGGTGGTGGACTTCATCAAGTTGCTAGTGCTAGTGATGGAATACAGTTTTTAATGTCTAGTGGAAATATTGCTAGTGGAGATTTTAAACTTTACGGACTAAGAAAATAAATGCTAAGATAAGGAAAGGAAAAATATTATGGCAATTAAGACAATCGCACAATTTAGAACTGAAGCTACTTCTGAAATAGAAAGTGAAAAGCCGTTATATGCACAAGTAAACAATGAAAGACGAGAGTTTACAGACGCAGAATACGACCAAGCTATTGAAGATAGAGCGCAGTATAAATTAGATGAGCAAGATAATGGTTATGTAAGAGCTAGACAAGGAGCTTATGCAAGTATAGGCGACCAACTTGATTTGTTATACCACGATATGACCGCTGGAAAAGGCGACAAGACTGGCGAATGGTATAAAGCTGTTAAAAAAGTCAAAGACGATAATCCGAAACCAAGCTAATGAAACTTGATGTAGTTAGAACGCAGTTCGGTAAAGACGCTACTAATGGAATGCTCTTTATTGACGGTGTATTCGAATGTTTTACTCTCGAAGATGAAGTGAGAGATGTAAAAGTTCATTCAGAAACTGCAATTCCTTTAGGCGAATATGAAATAAAATTAAGAACTGAGGGTGGATTTCATAGTAAATATACTGCTAGATATGGTGCAATGCACAAAGGTATGTTATGGCTTCAAGATGTTCCTAATTTTAAGTGGATATTGGTGCATACGGGTAATCAAGATTCCCATACCGCTGGTTGTCTGCTAATTGGAGAGACTCAACAAGACTTAGACAAAGGAAAAGACGGATTTATAGGTGGTTCAGGAGACGCTTATAAGAAAATGTACCCTAAAGTTGCAGACGCTTTACTCGCTGGAGAAAAAGTAACTATTAAATATTCAAATATAAATCTTGGTGGTGCTGAATTATCTAATGCAAGCCCACCTGAAATGATAGGTTCTAAGGAAGTTTATGAAAAGATTTCTGAGATTAACGGGAATCTGATAACACTCAATGCTAAACTAGAGGGGAAAAATATAGTATAGCTTGGGGGTCTCCCATAACAATTTCTTGTCCAAAATGTCAACAATCCTTAGAATATAATTCTGATACTGGAAATTTTGTTTGTGGTAATAACAATTGCAAAGATTATAACCGCAGGCAATTTGGTGGTAAGATAGCGGAAGAAGAATAGGAGAAAAAATGGCAAAGAATAATTGGAAAGCTTATTGGAAATTTATGTTTTCTAAGGCTTTTAGAACAGGATTGCAGTCAGCTATATCTTTATATTTAGCTAACTCAACTGGCATTATTGACGCAGACTTAATGCAATTGTTAGGCGTATCATTTATGTCAAGCTTTATAACTGTAATGCAACACGCATTAGAACAGTATAAGCCTAAAGCTACTTTCGAAGATTAAATGAAAGCAACAGTAAATCTTAATCAAATACTGCAAGGTGGTCTTGCTGGATTAGTTGCGTGGTTATTTAAAACCGTGAATGATTTACAACAAGAAGTCGCAACATTAAAAGCACAAGTACAAGCATACTCAGAAAGTATTACTGGATTTAATCAAAATCTAATAATCATTGAAGAAGTAATCAGAGAGATATTATTTAAGGTAGGTGGATAATGGGCGGAGATTGTTGCGGAAACTGCAATTGTGGTGGCTAGTTTGTGGTTAATAAATTTAATAAAGCGATTCGTTTATTAGTAGTTTTACTATTAATTTATCCTATACCAATAGCTTTCGCTGATGAGACGACGGTTACGGAAGATTTTGATAACCAACAAGTTAACGAAGATATTACTTTCGTTTATGGTGGTAGCGATACTGCTGTTACTGCCGAAACTGATTGCGACGCTAGTATGGTTGCTGGGGGAATACACATTGAAGATATGGATTGCCACGCCTCGCAATACTTCGGTTCAGATAGATATCAACTTGGAATCCGTAGCTCAACAGATACTCTTACAATTGCGTTCCCTAATTCAGACAATAAACCAATTACTGAGGTCGGTTTTCTAACTTTAGCGGTAGATGACGCTAATACAGGAACTATATATTATGATGATTCAACTTCAGCAACATTTAATATAGTTGCAAATAGTCAAAGTAATTCTCAAGTAACTTTAACTGCGCCTACTGGAACTACAATTAATGAGATTGTAATTGCAGGAGCTTCAGATAACTTACAAGATTGGTGGTTAATAGATAATATTTATTATAAATATACAGCTCCAACTCCTACAACAACCACAACATCTAGTACTACTACCACAACAACTACATCTACAACTACTACAACTACTACAACTACTACTACAACCATTCCGCCTGCTCCTAAACCTGAGCCTGAGCCACCACCAACTACAACTACAACTATTCCAATAGTTATTGTTGAAATAGACGGAGAAGAATTAGAATATACACAAACAGAAGTAGATGACGGAACAGTCTCAAGAGATATGGAGCGTTCTTCTAACCTTGAAGAATACGGTTGTGAATTAACCGACGCTCAAATTATAAGAGGAGACTGCGACGAGAATCTAATAGATGAAGATGAGATAATCTATGAAGAAGATGAAGATTATTTATTAGAAGAAGAGGAAATTTATGACGACGAACAAGGAGTTCTTGATGACAGCATTATCATATTTGAAATTTCAGATGATGATGAATTTGAAGAACTCGAAGCTATTGAACTTACTGAAGAAGAAATACTTGAGATTGAAAAGGAAATGGAGATTGCTGTTAAGGAACTTGAACTTCTTGAAGAGTCCGAAGAGATGTTGGAAGAACTTGGTTTATTACTTACCGAAGAAGAATATGAAGAACTTACTGAAGAAGAAATCTTTGAATTAGAAAAAGAACTAGAAGAATATGTTGAAGTAATCCTTGAAGTTGAAGAATACATAGAAGAGTTAGAAGAATTTGAAATAGTAATCATTGAAGTTGAAGAAGATATAGATTTAATAGATATATTTATTGCTAATGATTTATTTCCACCTGACCCTAAAGATGTTTTAGAAGATTTAGAATCTGTACAAGATGAATTAATAGAAGAAGAATCTATATCTAAAGAAGAGATAGAGATTATAGAGGAGATAGTAGAAGAGGAAGATGAAGAAGTTTTTGAAATATTTGACATCTTTACAGAACAAGATGATGAAGAAGTTCTTACTGAAGAAATGGTTGAGGAAGAAGTTGCAGAGTTAGAAGAAGTAATAGAAGAGATTATCGTTATTGATATTCCTGAAGTTACTGAAGAAGAGTTAGAAGAGTTTACAGAAGAGGAGTTAGTTNAGTATGAAGAAGCTAAAGAAGAAGCAATTGAAGAATTTGTTGAAGAACTTGAAACCGAAGAAGTTGTTGAAATCTTGGAAGAAATTAATGATGTCGGAGTGGAAAATCTTGCAGAAGTTAGCGAAGAGGTTATTGAAGTTGTAGCACAAGTTGTTGAAGAAGTAATAACTATTGCGCAAGAAGAAGAGCTTACAGAAGAACAAATAGAGGTTGTAGCTGAAGTATTAGGTTTTGAAGAAGAAGAAGATGTAGAAATAATAGCGGAACTAGCTAAAGAAGATGAAACAGTTGCACAAGCGGTTGAAGAATTTGTTGAAAGAGCAGTAGAAAATGCAGATAAATCTTCTCAACCCTACACTCTTGCGGACGCTACCACAGAAATTGCTTTCGAGTCTTTCATTGAGTCGCCTATAAGTGTTATTATAGATGTAGATTTAGGCGCAATAGATTTGAAAAATATCTCAGATGATATGACTCAAGACCAAAAGGATAAAGCACAAGAAGTAATTGTGCCAACCATTTTGGTAAGGATTGTATCGTTTGCATTAAGGAGATTTGATTGATAAATAAATTGTGGTCTTGGTTTGTTCAAGCAATAAAAGAAACACTTAACTTAAGCTGGACTTTGGTTGGTTTAATTATTGCTACCCTGACGCTGACTGGACAAGCTCAAACTATTACAGCAATGGCAACGGTTATAACTTTAACAATTTGGTTACTTACAATAGGATTTAGGAAAGGATAATGAGTCATAATGGATATACTCAAAAAGAAATGCTTGGACTTTTACTCAAAGGTCAAGACCAACTTAGCAGTCGTGTGGACGAGCTTCACGAAAAAGTTAATACAAAAATATCACGAAGTGAACTTTTGGCTTGGACAACGGTTCTAGCAGTTTTACTTGCTAGCTTGTCTCAGTTTGGCTAAAACAGGGCATTTAAAGGCGTTTTAAGAGGTAGTTATTTTGTGCGTGGTAAAGTTATCCACTTGCAATATCCTATAAACATTGGGGTTTTTAATTATATTATTTTAACTATTTGTCATAATCTTAAGTTATAATTAAATAATAGATTATTGGAGATTATGTCAAATGTAATTGGTATTGAAAATGACGGCGATAAAACTATGCTTATTCTTAAAGATGAGAATGAAAATATTAGTAATGTTGTATTACCAGTTGGTATATACCATTTAAAGCCGAGAAAAGCTAATGACTTATTTACTAGCACCTTTGATGAGTTGTCTAATCGCAACTCCGCTAACGCCTAACGGCATAGACGAATATAGGGAATGTAAAAAGGTCGAGATACAGATTGATACTGTAAGACATTGGCAACCTCTAATTGAATTTTATTTTAAAGAGGAAGATGTGATTCAAGCAATGAGAATAGTATTCTGCGAGTCAACAGGTTACGCTTCCGCAATCGGTAATAATACAAACGGAACACAAGACAAAGGCTTATGGCAATTTAATGACAAAACTTTTGATTGGCTAAAAAATAAATTAACTAATATGACTGGTTCTTGGAATAGATTAGACCCGACATTCTCAACTAAATTGGCAAGTTGGCTTGTTTACAATGACGGTTGGTATCATTGGAACAGTAGTAAACATTGTTGGGGTTCTGATGTCTAAAGTAGAATGGCAAGAAGATGAAACATTTTCCGAATATAAAGCTCGGAAGAATGCTGGTATGCAAGGTATGGGTCAAAAGAATGTTAAGAATAAAGACAACTGGACTCCTGCTCAGAAGCGTGGATTAAATAATAAAAATAAAGGTAGAAGAAAACAAAACATTGCACGAAAGAAACTAGGAATACCTGATACAAAGTTTAGGTCTCAAATGGGACACGAAGAAAATTGGCGTGGAGATATGAGAGTTGAAGTTAAAGCAGGTAAACAAGTCCAAACTCTATGGAATAAATTTTTAAAAGCTAAGTTACAATCAGAAGATAATAAAAGGATAGGAGACGCTAGACCTTTTGTATTTGTTGCTATGCCTGACGGTGTTAATAACGGGTTAGTGGTTATGGAATTAGATAAGCTAGAAGAAACAATATACGCATTCCTTGAAACTTGGGAGCGTGATACATAAGGAAAGGACGCAGGGCTTGTGGACAAAGAAATAGAAAAGATAATAAAGAAGCGCAAAGATGTTGCTCACGACGAGGAACTAGGGAATAACTACTATCCAAGTGGTTGGAAACCTAATGCGACTTGGGTTAATAAAGATAACAGAGGAGAGATTACAGCAATCTCTAAAGAAGAGAATCCTAAATTTAATTATTTACTTTCAGATAATGGGTTTGACCCAAAGGTATTTGAAATAATGGAAGATACAATTAGGTTTAGTACTTGGCAGACTCAAAGAAAAGGTGGAGAAATAGTTGACCTTTATGCTTTTAAGTTTCAAATCCGCAAGAAGAATCCTCATCACAATAAATATTATGATGAACTTCTTAAAGAAATTAAAAAGAAAACTCCAATAAAGAAACAAAGGAAAGTTAAAGCAGATACTTCGTGGGTATTTTGTATGAGCGATTTCCAATTAGGTAAAAAAGATTTCAAGTTTAAAGGTAAAAAAGGTTCTGTTGCAACTGTTGCAAGAATTAATGAAGCTTTAGAAAAAGGAGTTAAACAATTAGAGAACTTTAAAAAGACTGGAAAGAAGATTGATACTATCTATTTAATTTCTCTTGGGGATTTAGTTGAGGGAACTTGTCATTTCTATCCTAATCAAGCTTATGTAATTGACTTGGATAGGTCTCANCAAGAACACTTAATGCGAAAAATGATTATAAAAATAATTGATACATTTCTTCCTTATGGAAATGAAATTGTTTTATCAGGTGTAGTTTCTAATCACTCAGAGAATAGAAGTGCTAAGGCTAGCGTTGCAACAACTAGATTAGATGACTCAGGTCAAGCACAACTACAAGTAATAGGAGAAATCCTTGAACAGAATAAAATGTATGATAAAGTTAAAGTCCTTGTACCTGACGGATATCATTTAACTTTAAAGATTTCTAATCGTTTGGTTGGTTTTACTCACGGACACCTTGCAGGTTTCGGTGGTGGAGATTCTTGGAAGAAAATGGAAACCTTTTGGAAAGGTCAGATGTATGGTAAGAGTCCTTTGGCGGACTGCTCGATTTTAATATCGGGTCATTATCATCACTTCCGAGCTGTTGAACAAGGAGCAGGAAAAGATGATATGAGATTATGGTTACAATGTCCAAGTGTTGACGACTCAGAGGAACTTTATGCAAGGACTGGATTAAAAACTAAACAAGGTGTATTAACTTTGACTGTAAATGAGCAGGGTTGGGACGACTTAAAGATACTTTAAAGCCTATAAACATTGAGGTTTTCCTTAGCTAGCATAATCTTAGATTAAATGCAAGTTAATTTAAAATATTTATAATAAAAGATTGAATTAATAATCAAAGATTGTATTGTTATAGGTATAGAGATTAAGAGTCAGTCTCTCAAAATTTAGACTTCCAAGTGAGAGCCACACTATAAAACGGGGGGCAAGGAAAACCCAAAGCAAAAAATTTTAACTAAATCCTTATGGATATGAGTAGTTGTTTGGTTAAGGCACAGGTCATAAACACTTTCACAAGGCTAATTGCAGTAAAATGAAATTAGTGAGAATTATTTTGGAAACTTAACAGGAAGCGCCACTGCGTGCGGACTATGGCATTATAAAAACATATACTGGTTATAAACAGTATGAACTATTTTTAAAAGTTATTCACAACTCCGAAGTGATGTAAGTGCGAAGTGATTTAATCTTACAGTAGGGTAATAGCTACTTAAATAGCAAACATAAACGCTCATATCCGTAAGGGTTTAGTTAATTGAGAACTGTGTGGTGGGCGTCCAAAGGGCGAGCCAAATAAAAACGGCTAAGGTATATGGATTGACGACACCTAAGACAAGCACG